AACACCAGTGTGATATACACCGGTTGCATTTGCAACTAGAGGTGTTGCTGTTGTATTTGCTTGAGTAATGCTAGTTGCAGTTATGATAGTGTTAACTGTTGAGTTTGTGCTTATCAGATGAGCAGTAGCATTAAGTGTGTTGTTTGCACCTACATTCAAAGCAACAGACGTATTGGTGGTACCTGTGATCGTTGCACCAGAAGTACCTGTTATAAGGCCAGAAGCGTCAATCGTGTTTGCTGTGATAACAAATCTTGATATTGTGTTACCTAGATTTTGCCCAGAAGAGTTTGATGTTGGGAACACACCAATTACGTTAGCAAGAACACCTGTTGTTTTAATAGAAGCAGCATTTATTGTGCCTGTGTGATACACACCAAGCGTGTTTGCTATAAATGTTGACCCGATAGTAAACGCCGCAGCGTTCAAGCTAGACGTGATGTCCAGCGTTCCTGTAATCGATGTGTTACCTAAAGCAACGGTGTTGGTGACGTTTAGCTTAGATATAATGTTAACGTTAGATGATGGTGTCAACCAAACATCATTTGCAGTTATTGTAACGTTAGATGTTGTGCTGTTGCCAGATACTCTAAAATTGTTTGTAGTAGAGTTAGCTTGAATGACCGTATTACCAACAGCGTTTGCAATACCTGTAATTTTTAAAGTGTCTGCAACAATATCAAGGTTTGATGTAGTAGCATTACCTGAAATAGAAACTACTGCAATCGTAGCGTTGCCATATAGTGATGTGTTGCCTGTTATTCTTGTATTAGCAGTAACGACAACATTCGATGTTGTAATTGTTGTTCGGGTTCCAGTAATCGAAACGTTTGCTGCTGTTACAACAAAGTTATTGCCGTTAATTGTTGTTGTGTGTGAAGCCGTTGAAGAGTTACCTACAACAACAAATACGTTACCGCCATAAGGATTAATGTATACGTTGCTTGCTAGTCCAAGGTTGCTTACTGCCCCTGATACGCCGCCCGAAATCGAGTTAACAAACAGTTGATTTGCCGAAAGCGCGTTCGTAATACTGACGTTACCTACTGCTGAATTCGAGTCGGTAGTTAATACTTTCGTCGTAAGAGCGTGAGCAATTTGGTTGGTTTTTGTTATCCAACCACCAAACGAGTCGGTTGTTTGGTCAACGTTTGCTACTGTAATTGTCATTTATTTTTCTCTAAAACTTGTTTTAACATTGCTTTGAGTTCAGAAACCTCATTATTAAGTCTATTTATTTCTTCTTGCTTGGACCTCTCGGCCTGTCTCTTGCGTTTATATGCAAGCAACGCAGCATTATCTACATTAATTATAGCTCTAGGATTTGTGTCACATCTGATAAAACCATCAGTTGGCAAAACCTTGTCTTTGTCACTTCTCATATTATACCTGCAGAGCAATTGCTCTCATATCATCAAGCTTAGGCACTTTAATGCCTGTTGTTGATGTTAGAACAATCTTGATTGCAAAATACTTATATGATTCAAATCTTGAACCAGCAGTATTGTAATACTCTACAATGTTAGAGTTATCTGGGTTGAGGTAAGATGTACCAGATACTGTTGGTAGGTAAGATCTCATATAATGAAGTGCAGTTGCGTTTGCTGAAGCATTAATTGCAAGTGCAGCACCATCCTGAGCGGATGATAGTTGCAACGCAGTCGAGTTAGAGCTGACAACGTAATAGAATGTGCTGTTTGTCAATCCAGCAAGAACAGGATCATCAACATCACTGCCAAGCTTGTAATATAGAACCAGGTTGTTATTGACAAACGGATTGTTTGTCACAAGGATGTAATCACCAGCACTGTTCACGCCTGTGTTAGCACTAAACGAAACTGTGGTGTTTGGTGTGTTTGCAAAACCAAACTCATATTCTTTCCACTCAAGAGCCGCAGACGAACTGTAAATATCATCTGTTGCATTTAGATAATTCAACTTTGTCCACTTCTTTGAATCAAATGGCTCTGCGTCTTCCTTAGATTGGAACTTGCCGTACACATGAAGGTTTGTTCCTGTTGGACGATAGGCTCTCAAGAAGATCTTGATATCTTCAGCATCCTGACCTTCGGCAAGTGTAATTGTCTTTGAGATATACCTGCAAAGAGCATTACCGTTGTTTGTATCTTCGCCGGTCACATCATCGTTAATAATATTTTTAACGAGAATTGCTCCCTTTCTTCTTAGGTCAAGAACAGGCGACATATACTCGTTTGTAGAGGTAAGAGCTGCCTGAAGGAACGTGGTCTTATTGTTTGCAACAAAGTTATTTTCGTTTGTTCTCGAAACAGCCATCTTTGCTTTGCTTGTAAGCTCATTTGGACGCTCAACGCGAACTGTTGAGTATGAACTATCAACATTATAAGTCAGATCTGTTCCTTTGTACGAATAATCAACACTCGTACCAGCTGGTACGATTGAAGCAAACTTAGGAACGATGGCGTGGTATTCTTTATTGTCAACAGAAACTACGTTTGCAAAAGCAATAATCGTTGAGTTAGAAACACTTGTGTTGGACACAGGTAGAATTCTGTGGAACTCAATTCTAGGATTGACTGTTGAAGAGAATCCTTGTCTTGCTGAGTCGAGTATGATTGTACCATCAGATTCGTTGTAATCTTGTACAACACCAAATGGGAACGATGCACTTGTTAGTGCTGTGTTTGTTGTTGAGTTCTGTGAGTAAACGACATCACCTACTTTGATACCAACGCTAGAAGAAATACGAGTCAATCCAGTAACAGTCAAGTACTCGTCCGACTCATTTCTAAACGATGCTGTGCCACTCAAAGCAGTAAACTTAGCTCTATACAGATTAAACTTAACGTCTTCTTTTTGAACTGGTGTCCATGTCGACTTGTTAGCTGAAACAAAAGCAACGCCAGAATAAGTATCTTTAAAAATATTCTGGCCTGTAGCAACATCGATGCCACCAGTTTCAGCGAGCCAAATTAATGGTTCTGGTGAATTGCCTTGTGGTTCAACAATAAAAGCATACTCTCTATTGTTTTCCATATAGACTGGCATGTCAAGAGTAAATACCGTTTCGAGAGAAGCATCGTCACTCACATTAATAGATGAGGTTGGAAGGAAGCCTTGACCGATGATGTTTAACCCATCAGGAAGTCCCGAAGACATTTCACTAATGTATACAGTAATACCTAGTGCAGGATCTTTTTGTTTGAAGTATACACCAACTTGCGTTAGGAACATACCCTCTGCACCTTCGGGTGCAGCTGCTAAGAAGCTTTGTGCAATTGGGTCTTGACGGTTTGTGCGTCCTGGATTAACAGGAACACGCGAAGGTGGCACAACGACAGGAGGATTAGGTCTAAACGTTGAATTTGTATCAACTGTTACATCGACATCTGTTGTAGTAATTATTTCTGATGAGACTAGAATCTTAGGATTGATTGTCGTCATTGTTAGCGGAGCTTTGGTTACTGACAATGAAGAAGCAGTAAACGTAGCTTGTGCTTTAGTTATCTGCGCGTTGGCACCCTGATCCAGATCATCAACGTTGGTGATTAAGAAATCTCTTTCGCCTGTTCTAAAGACGTTGTCAGGAATCTTAAAGATACCAGCAACACCACCTGTTGAGTTAGCGACAAGCTGAGTTCCTAGCGGTGCTGTAGGAGTAACAAAATAATTTGGTTTTGTCTCAAACGTTGCTGCTGTGGTCTTAGCAGCAGCTGCTGTACCAGGAGCAACATATAGATCAACGTTAATTTTATCAAAGAAACAATGTAGTTTTGTGTTTGGCTTTAAGCTAGTAGACATGAAGCTGACGTACTGTTCTCTAATGTAAGGAACAATAGAAACGTCTTGTACAAAGCTACCAACGGTTGATGTTGTTGTAGTTGTGCCACCAAAGCTAGTTGTTGTTGCTAGAGTCTTTGTCGTGGTAGTGTCTGTGGTAGTTATTGTGGTTGTGGTGGTTGTGCCACCACCAGTTCTTGCTCTATTTGTAGCAGTGGTGACATCAGTATCGACTACTGTAGAAAGTGTCTGATAATCAGTACCAAACAAAGCATTAGCGTTGTCTCTAAATGGTTGGGCAAGATCAACCGTGAAGTTTACAGCAGGAGCATTTCTAGTATCCTTGAAGTAGTCAGTCTCAGGTAGAAGGTCTACCATACCATTCCATTGCCAAATAGACTCCGTAAGAACTCTGTACTTAGAAGCGGAGCTTTGTGAAGCCCATACTTCAGAAGTGTACGGAAGCATAAGACCAAAGCCAGACTTTACAACGTTTGTTGAAGAGCCTGGAACATATTGGAAATCTAGGGCGTTTTCTACAAACTTAGGACGCATAGAAGATTCGGACGAATATGTTGCAATAGCATATGCGGGATCATACACAGCACCGCTTTCGTGTGATATGAACGGTTCTGCAAAGATACCATTCTTAAATCTATCTGTACCATCTTCTTTTGGAATTGTAAGAGATCTAGCAGCTTGTTCAACTGCATTAAGAACAGTGTAATACTCTAGACGCTTAACTCTATCATCAAGCACACCAATTTCTTCCATTGTGTATCGCTTGTTTGATCTCAATACAATGCTGATAGAAATATCATTTCTGTTGTATGCTTCAGCTTCGCTCGTAGTTAGTGAAGGGAACGGAGGAACAATTGATTCTGCAACTACTGAACCGTCTGTAATGTTCAAAGGAAGTCTTGGATTGAGTTCTGGGTTACCCTCAATTACAGTAAAATTACCTGAAGGAGTAGCAACGATCAAATCGCGGCGTGGCAAGTAGTATTCATAATCTGCCTGGAAGGTTGAATCGGCTTCGGGTAGATATTGGCCATAGGCACCTACAGAAAACGTGTTTGAGTTTGCTGCAGGAGGATTGACTGTAATTAGAGTATTAGCAAAGTTAGTATTTGCTACTGAGTTTGCAGTTGCAGCAGAGATTGGTCTAAAATCAATCGAGTCGCGAAGGTTAAGTCTTTCACCAGTTGATGTGGTAAAGAACGGTACTTCTGCAAGTGGTATTGTTGAAGAGTTAGAAGAAATACCATCACTTGAGATTGGATAAGAATCGATCGAGAAGAAGCCTGCGCCTACAGAAGTGTTTGCTTCGAAGTGGTCAAGTTCAACCAGAATCTTTGATGATGAAGTTATCTGGCTTGCCTTAGATGACTTAACGGTAATTTTTGCATGGCCGTAAAGATCATCTCTCTGTCCTGTATCAAAACTAAACCAACTTTTTACATCTGTAGTTGTGTTTGAGTAAGATGTGCCTACGTGGATTTTTTCGATCTTGTAAACATCAGGCAAACCAAGTGACCAAGGTCCCTTAATTCCACCAGCATTGTTTGAGCAGTCGATCTTCACGTATCTGTTTTTCTTGACTGCCTTACCAATAGGAGCAGCCAATGTTCTCTGAACAGGGTACTGCACATACATTGTATTACCAGAACCAAAGGTAAATGTAGTCCCTGTTGTAATTGTAAATGTGTTGGTTCCAGGGTTGACGGTGAGCATTGAGTCTTGAACATCAAGAACAGAACCATCTGGATAATAGCGCTGTATGTTACCAGAAATGAAAGATTGCGGTGCGTTTGCAACCAGTGTAAGAGAAGTATTAGAAATAACACTATTAACAACAGCGGTGTTGCTTCCTGTTGTATTTGAAAAGCGAATTAAATCACCAGCCTTAAGCTGAGTCTGGAATAATGTACCTACACCTGTAACAGTTGTTCTGATTATTGTGTCAAGTACGGCATTGCTACTACTTGCTGTTGAGTTTGTTGATATTGTACCAGTAATGTTTGATGAGTAAGAGTTCTGAGTGAACGTAATCATGTAATCACGAGCGTTCGTCGAAAACAGCTGCTCTGTACCACCAGTACCTAAACCGCCACTTAGTGTGGTTGTAAATGTACCGTTACCGTTGAGTGTAGTGGTTGAAGTTTTTCTATATGTGAATGTTGTATCAACAGAACCACCAGATGGCGTAAGGGTTTTAACAGCAGGTACACCTGAGTTGAACACCAACGAAGTAAATGTAGAATCCTTAAGAACTGCCTTTGTATTCTCAAGAACAATATCGGCTTTGAACCTTGGTGATGTGCTCTTGTAGAACGACTTAGCATCAGCCGAGAATGATTTACCTGGGTTCATTCTAATGTTGAACAGATATAGGTAGTACTGACAGCTAGGAAGACCCTTTGTGCCGGAATAGTACAATAGAGATTTGATGTTAGCGTAACCAACAATGTTTCCAAGCATAGCACCAGACGATCCCTTGACACCAGATACTGTGTACTGAGGAACATCGTATATTGCTACTTCACCCATTGTGTTGAGATCAGGAGCACCAATTGTTTCATTTACATAAACATAATTGCCGTAGTTAGCAGTGATTGTTTGGTTCTGATCAATTGCTGTTGTGTTAGCTCTTGAAACCTGCTTGTTGTAGGCGCCAATAAGCTCTACTCTAGATCCTTTTACATAAGCAAGACCAGGTGAAAGCTGATAGAAGAAAGCGTTTGTGTTAGCAGCAACAGTAGAGGTTTGAACTACAAACGGTCTTACAGTATAGTTACCAGATTCTTCAAAAGTTCTCTGGGACATAACTTCGTTGATCTTATTGTATGACTGATCAGCTTTACGGCTGATGTTTAGCTTACCACCATCAAACTCAGCAATAGCAAAGAATGTGTTGGACACAGCATCCTTTGAATATGGAACAAGAACAGGATTCAGTTTTAATCTGTGTGCGCCAGGAGCGTTGAAGTTTGTAAATCCTTGAGCGTTATCAAACAGTGATGAATCTTGTGCATCGGTTACAATCGACTCTTCTGTTTCAAAACCAACAACATAATTGTTTGGTGATGAGTCATGACGCTTTACAACTGTTACTTGTCTGTTTACTGATTGGAAGAAGCCCTTGTGGTATACAATACCTTCTGAAATGCCGAGGCAGTAACCCTTACCAATAGAAGTGGTTGAGCTGTTTGAGGTGTAAACATTGATTGTTGCAGCTAGGTACGATCCGTTCAAAGCGCCCAAAGATGTTTGATTAGCGTTGTATATGTAAAGCGTCTCGCCGTTAGCAAACGTAGAGACGTCGTTGTTTGAACCGTCTTTGCCTGTGTAATAGTAATTCAGATAGAGCTGATTTGTGTTTGGATAGGTTGAAACAAACCCTGTCTGAGCAGTGAGAACTGTAGCGCGAACTGAGTTTGCTGTTGTACCATTCGTAATGATGTATTTGCCAGCAGCAAGATCTGTGATTGCTACGTTGCCTGTCAGAAGAGAATCGACAAGACGAACAAATCTTGTGTTTGCGTAATCGTTAACAGCACAACCATCTACAATAGAACCGTCTCTAAAAATATTATCGCCAAAACGAGAGATCTGCTTCTGAATTGCAGTCTGGAGTTGTGTTAGTTCTCTTGCTTGTACTGAAACAGCCGGTCTGAAAAGAATACGATAGTATTGCTTGCTTTCATTATAATCATCATAATATGTTGATTGTAATGTTGTGGTTATTGCATTACTTAGCTGAGACATTGTTATTCCTTAGATTGCAATCAATAGCTTGGCTGTTTCAGTTGTAGTATTAGATCTTTGAATCGGTAGCACGTAGTCGTAGTAAATGACTTCGTTTGTGTATTTGTGAATGTCAGAGGTATTTATGCTTGTAATTATGGCTGCTGCTCCAGAAGTTGACCCTGTAATTCCTTCTCCTATAGCAATATTGTTACCACCGAAGAATTCACCATATTGATATGAGAATTCCATATAAGATGAATTTGCCCAAGCAACAATTCCATGCGCATCAGAAGTTTGTCCTACTACAATTTCACCTTCTTGAAACGTAGTTGGTGTGGATGTAAGTGAATATGCCATTGTATAAAGACCTTCAAACAAAGTGTTGGAATAATACAAGCTAGTGTTTGAATGCTGTCTTGGACCATATATTATCCCTGTTTTTCTAAACTTGGGATTTGTAGTTATAGTTCCACTTTCAGAGTTAGAAAAGCTAGTAGAAAAACCTATGTAAGATGCTCCTAGCTCTGCGGGCTGATTATATCCGTGACCGTTCTCAGGTGAAATGACAGGTCTGATTGTTGCGCCTGTACCGTACGCAGGGTTTGAAATAATAGAACCTTCGCAGTAGGAATAGTTCTGGCCTCTGTTAATAATATTAATTGCAGAGATAGAATATTGACTGCCTGTTGTAGAAACGTTACTGTACGCCTTGAGTCCTGTACCATCACCAGAGAATTTTACCTGAGGTGATAACAGATACACAGAAGTCAGATCGAGGGCTGGTGCGTCAAGGTTTTCTGACGTTTGGACATAATGACCAGTTGAGTTCACAATATAGTCCTCAACTACAGTAAGCTGACCTGATCCAGTACCAGAATCAATATAGAATCCGCTGGTGTTGTAATAGTCGTTTGAAGTAGCTGTTGTTGACGTTTCAACCTGAAACAACGTGTTTGAAATTACTTGTTGTACATATCCAGTAGCAAAACCAGTATACCCACTACCAACTGTTGTAATCTGAACAAACTCGATCGAGCCGTTGACGGCTGCTGATGAAATAGACGTGTTGCTGTCTACTGGAATATATTCTGTTGTAGAGAATTTTGCATTGTTTGATGAGGACAACGTGTACATATACTTCCACACATATCCATCAGACGTTTGAAACTTTGTTGTCAGCTTCCCTGTTGGTTTTGTAGTTGAGTACGTGCCGTTATTGTTGTCTAGACACTTGTAGACGTTCGATTCATCCGTAAGCACGTAGAAGTCTGTTTCAAACAGGTTATCATCTGTATCATCATAATGACTATACACTGTTCCTGTAGCCCAGTCAACCTTTCTTATCATGTAGGCAATATCAGATCTGTCGATTCTTTTGCCTATTATCATTTCGCGCTGGAACGAGCGAACCTCTTGTAGGTTGTCGGTTGGAGTATCAGGATTGTTCTCATCAGCCCAAGGCGTATGCTTAGACAGCACAAAGTAGTATGAAGGATTTTCTGCGGATATGTAATGAGTCTCTGACGAGCTTGCGACTACAGAGATTGTTGCATTTGTCGATACGTTGGCAAGCTTGAATCCAGTTGAATTAGCACTAGTGATTTTGTAGAAACTACCGTTGGCCAAGTTTGTAACGACTGTACCACCAGCGCCCGTGTAGTATCTGACAATGTCGTTGTTAAAAAATGCTGTATCACCTGTGTTTGGAACAGTAAAGAAATATGTCGTGTTAGAAACAGCAGTCAGTGCATTAAAGCTGACAGTCGACAAATTTTTAAAAAACTGATCGATAACTTGCTCAGAGATTTTATTACTAAATTTTTTTAAAAGCAGTCCTGACATTATTAAGCCTATGCTGGTGAGTTTGTAGAAGTTATGGATGAATTGACAAGAAGGATCGGAACGTCATACCTGTGTGCAAGAACAGGCTTACCAAACACCTTGTTGCCGGTTGGGTGGACAACTTGTTTTAACACGTCAAAATATTTATCTAATGTTCTACCTGTTTGAATTTCATATGAGTATTCTTGATAATAGTAGTTGTCGTGTAGTTTTGGGAAATCAGACAGTTTGCCGCGATCGTTCAGCCAGTATCCGTTAGCAGTACCAACAGCACTCAAAACAATGTCTGCATCAATTGTTGCTTCTGTATTAGCAAGGTTTGAAACAATAACTGTTTCGCCTTCAGTGTTGTAACCAAAACCAGAGTCAACAACAGCCAGCAAGTTAGGAATATCATTACCTCTGATTGCCTTACCCGTCACATTAGCATTTTGACCTTCGATGTTACCGTTTGCATCAAAGAATCCGTATGAAGCAATGTAGTTGTCCCTGACACGAACAGTGACATCGCCGTCATAATTCCTACCTGGGTTGACCCCAGTCAGTCTGCTAATTGTACCGACAGTCATTATTGCGTCCGTCAGACCTGAGTTAATGACAGTTGTCAGGTTTGCGTTGTTTAAGTTTGCACCATACGAAGCAATGTTGACGTTTGATTCGATCAACGACACACCAGTAAAGTAGTGACCTGTTTGTGTTGGACCCTTTGTCAAGTTTATAGCAGTACCGTTGAAACTCGTTGCCAGTTTTAATCCTGTTGAGTTTGCACCGACGACCCAATAAATTGTATTGTTTGCAAGATTCGTTAGTGCTGTGTTACCAGAACCAACGTGATATCTAACTCTGTCTCCATTAGCAAACAGGTTGTTGGTTATAGAAATAAACTCTGCCGTACCGTCTACGTCTGTGTTAGAATTAAAAGATAATCCTGTTCCTGTGATGGAGTGACCAAACTCATCAAGACCTTTGGTTATGTTGACAGCTGTATCAGAACCAAAGAAAGCATGACCAGTTTGTGTTAGTCCTTTGGTTAGTACAATGGGTGTACCAGGACCGTAGATATAATGGCCATCTTCAGAAGGAAGTGATGTGCTGTAGATATTGATACCAAGGCCACCAAGAGTTGCAGACAACTTCAAACCAAGGGTGTTAGCTTCTACAACATAATAGTAAGAGTTGTTAGCAAGAGTTGCTATTGAAGTGTTGCCTTGAGCAACAAGGTACCTAACGATTGTATTGTTAGCAATCGTGTTGTTTGATACGAGTAGGAACTCATTACTTATTTCAGTATTGACAGAAAGAGCTGGATTAAAAATGACGGCAGGATTATAAGATGTTGCGATCTTCATCCCTGTAGAGTTGGATTGAATTGCATAATAGTACGTGTTTGTAACAAGGTTTGTTAAAGCCGTGTTACCAGCAGAAACCATGTAACGAATTGGTGTGCCGTTAGAGAAGGGGTTGGTTGATATGCTAACAAAATATGTAGAGTTATTAACAGCTGCGTTTGAATCAAACGTCCTATTAGTGTAGGTGGTTGATAGTTTGAGACCTGTAGTGTTTGCTTCTATAGCATAATAGTACGTTGTATTAGACAGTCCTGAAATAGCTGTGTTGCCTGGCGCACACAAATATCTTACTAGATCACCGTTTGCAAACTGGTTGTTTGCAAGAATGATTCTATCATTTGATGTCTGAACGTCAGAATTTGCATTAAAGTATACAGTATTATTATACTTGAAATAATTAATTATGTTTGTGTTGTATGTGAAGTTTTCAGTATTAGATAGCGTGTAACCTGTAAACCCAGCACCAGACCCTGTTGTGTTAGTACCAACAGTGATCGAAATGTTTGCTAGAGCGGAATACTTGGTACCGCCTGATTTGACTACAAAATTGATAAAGCCATCTGTAACGTCATATGAGTTTGCAACAATGCCATAAATTTGATTTCTACCAACATCAAGTGGGGATATGAATTTATCACCGGTTGGCTGGTTTGGTGTAGCAAAGTTAACAGTAAGCGTTCTAGGTGAACCAAGAATAATTGTGTCATCGTCAACATCAATTCCATCAGCTCTTAGCGGTTCACCAACTTCAAAGGTACCCTTAATGTTCGTAATGAAAAAGGCATGGACAATTTTATCATCGATGTAGATTCGCTTATAGTTATCTACGAATGCAGTTGCGCCTGATGTGCCGCCTGTAACAAATTTGTTCTCGTACAGGTAATTATTAAACTTGTTTGCAACCTCAAAATACTTTGGTTCAATCCACACACCGTCCGATGCTTTGAGGATGTCTTTCGAAGGTATATAAACAGTTATGTCTTCGTTGTAGAGAAGTCTGAAAAGAAGCTTTGTTCCCTCTTCAGATCCCTTAGATCGATATAGATCTAGAATATGCTTTTGCAGAAAACGTGGATCGCCTTGAACGTCTGCTGGAAGACCAACGAAATATTTGTTTCTAAAATGAACTAGAAATTCATCAGCTGTTTCGTCTATGTCTCTTATGTTAAAAAGATCTCTTGACTTACCTACAGCTTGTCCGCTTTGCTCTAGCCATTCATAATACGCTTTGACAAAAGCAATAAAATTTTCACCTTCTTCTCTATAGACAGCAGGAAATTGTCTCTCGACAAGGTGAGATATTTTTTGAACTACATCATACATTATGTTACGACCGGAACCATGTTCACGACAACATCCTGCCCATTAATAATCAAAAATGCATTTCGTCTAATAGAAACATCGTTGCTTAGGAGACTTGCTTTAATACCAATATGTGAATCGGAATATCCATCTACGTTTGCAGTCAGAGTTACCTCACCTGTATAGTAATCAACTGTACCAGCATTGTCGTTTAACGAAACTCTGGTTGCAACGTTACCTGTATACTGGTCTGTGTATATTTTTAACACACCCAAACCATTGTCTCCAATGTAAGAAGTGTACGTTGTGTTACCAGACACATAATCAAACAATGAGGATTGTATTGCTAGCTCGTGACCTTGTGGCAACTCATACAAAGTATCTTCGTGATAAATTTCGTTGTTGAAAGAAAATGAAAAATTATTAGTTACCTGTGGAACAGGAGACCATTTTTTTTCTAGTTTGACAGTCGTATCGTTACCTATGATTGCTGGGTTTGTGTCGTCAATAGCAGCAACCAATTTTGAGTAAGAAAAATTAATACCAAAGTCATTTAGGTAACTTGAGCCAAAATTAACTATGTTTGTATGGACTTGCGATTTTAACGCTGATTGTCCTATTGTTGCTTGATTCGTGTTGTACTTCACGTTAGATACTATGTCGAGATACAATATATCTGGATCAACAATGATCGGTTCTGTCGTGAGATTTTTAAGATTTAGATATTGAACAACTTGTGCTTTGAGCGCATCCGACACAATACCAGTTGAGCTGCTTGGCTTAAGAGCAATTGCTACCTTACCGTACTGAGGTGGTATCATGTCTTCACCTCCATAAGCAGCTACTGCTTGGAACTGTGGAAACTTTGCTAGTGTAAGGCTGATGTAATCTTGTGCGGTCACTGCTCTTTCTTGTGTGTTGAAAAAGCGAGGAGCGTTGAACTTGAGCTTGTCAATATCCTCTCTTTCAGCACCATTACGAGCAGACAATACAGGAGTAACGGTTATTGTAGAGTAGGTTTGAATAGTAGATGTCTTGTTAAAGTCGGAAGCGCCGTTACCAAGCACGCCGTTTGTTGCTCTGTAAACAACCTTTACTCTATTACCAGCTGACAAGCTTCTACCAGTAACACCATTTCCAAAATCTAATTCGTATTGGTCTGCTTTATGGCCATGAATAAAGAACACGTTCGATGTAGGAGCCAATCCAAACAACGATGTAGCCATTGAGTAATTGTACCCTGTAGTAGCAGTGTTGGATTCGTAAACTTGTACTTTGATAGATCTCGTGTCTATAGTATCTGACTGAAGAACAAATTTAGTGTTTGCAGTTACATCAAAGTATTCTGTAACAAGACGCCCTTCATAGATCGCAACGTTTGATGCCTGATATACACCATTATTAGCAACTATGATAGTGTCTTGATCTACGAAAAAGTTGTACGTAGCGCCATCCATCGTTGTTGTAAACTTATAGTTTTCCGGAATAACAATAGAGTCTGGCGAGTCACCAGGAATGATTGATATGTTAACTAGAGCCTCAGCTGAGGCTCTAGAACGTGGAATGTAGTTC